TTGAACTGTCTGCCTTGTTGTGCTTCAAAGGATTGTTGTGCTGTTTGCTGTGCTTGTTGGAAATTTCTTGATAAGTCTTCAAAGATACGTCTTGATTTAATATCTTGTAGATTTCTAGCCATCTCTGCGCTTTGTATGCCTTGACGTTCTGTGCCAAAAGCACCTGAACCCACTGCTTGTGCATCCATTTGTTGTTGCTGTAGTTTTGCTTGTCTATCTAATTCTGCTAAAGCGTTTTGTGTAACGGCTTGTTGATAAGGATCCATATAGGCTTGTATGCCTTCTGCTGTAGGAGCAAACATTCTTGCAGCTCCTCTAGTTGCTGAGATACCTTCACCGATAGTTTGACCTGCTTGATCTAAGAAAGGTTGAAATGTTCCAATACCTTGCTGTGCCATCGCTACAGCTTGTTCTTGTGGAGCGGTAAGTCCTGCTACTTGGAAACCAGCAATCGGTTGTGGTACACCTGCTCTACCTAATTTTCTTGCTTGAAAGTCTGCATCAGATTCGCCAGGCTGTTGTACAGCATTAGGATCTCCAAATGTTGCAGTTAATAACTGTTTACCTCTTTCTTCAATATAAGGTGCCAGCCTATTATACGTGATTATTTCTTCAGCCATTACGCTATTCCTACCCCCCTCGATGACTCAGGATCTAAACTATTCATCAAATTATACATGACCCGTGGTCCACCAGCATTTTCTACTGCTTTTGCAGTCATTACAAACTCTCCATCACTCAGCATTGCAGGAACTAAATCATCCTTAGGTCCACCCGGTCCTGAGATTTGACCTTGTCTTCTTGGAAACTCTCCACCCATAGCATATTTATCCATATACTCCAAGTCCATTATACCACCATCAGCGGCTGTAGGAACACGATTACCAAACTGACCAAAATAAGTGTTTTCAGGATATAAGCTGTAGAACCCTGGGAATCTATCTTCCATGCTACCTAAATCTTCAGGTTTTGATGCTTCATACAAAGCTGGTGCCGCTATGGATGCAAGATTTGCGTAAGCACCAAGTCCAGCTTTTGACTTTGGCGCCTCTTTAATTAAATCCATGGAAACAGCATCTTGATAAGTAATTTTTGAAGGATCCACTCCTTGTGCCTCCAATATGGTTTTTTGTCCTTCGGTTAAAGTTTGACCAGCGGTTTCCTGTCCAAAACCTAAGTTTTGTCCTAATTGATCAAATAAACCTTGATCAGATGTAAAAGCATATTGATCTGGTGAACCAAATAAATCTGCACCAGGTAAACCACTAGCATAACCAGCAGTGCCAAAAGCTCTACCTGCACCATATCCACCTAGACCACCAGCAATAACATCGCCAGCATCTCCACCAGTTAGTAAGGGTACACCTGCACCAATCAGTGCAGAATAAACAGGTCCTGCACCAAAGATACCAGCGATAGTGCCAGCATATGGTGCAATGCTCTTCAGTGCTTTTTTAGCACCCTTAAAAATCTTTTTTAGAAAAAACTCAGGTTGTCCTGTAACAGGATTGATTGAATTAAATTCATTACCTACAATATATCTTTCAGGGTTAATACCCATGTCTAGCATTTGATTGAACAACATTGCTTTGAGTCTAGGATTAGAATCAAGAACTTCCATCGGCACAACAGTTTCACCTTCGGCAACGTGTGCGATGTATGCGTCCTCGTATCTACCTAAATCTGCAATTTTAGAAACCTCAGCTTGAAATGACTCTAAGCCTCTGGGTTCATATTGTTGCATGCTATAATCCATGTTTTAACTTGTTCCTCCGAATATATCCGGCATTTTATTTACTTTTATGGCGACATCTTTTTGTATGTCTTCTTCAGTTGTGTCGGTGGCAGGATCTTGAACGTCTTGATTTGCTTCTTCTTCAGTAGCGTAGACTTTTCCTGTTTTGGCGTGTTTAATAGTTGTCTCTGTTTCAACATCTATCTTAGGGACACTTGTCCCAGCAACCACGATAGTATCTTTATTTATACCCATTTTTTAACCTCCTTGCAATGTTTATGTTATTTCTAAAACGCTGATAATTATGTGTAAATCATTGGCGTTTTGGGCTGTTGCTTTAATTATTTCTGACTCTTTTGCCACCAGTGTACTAGTCAATATTTCAGCAGATGTTTTAGCTGCAATTGACTTATCTTTCTCTAATGAGAACACAGCAGCGGCACTATCTGTCAATGTCAGGGTCAATGTACAAGCGTTCGATGCATCGTCATTGGACACTCTTATTGACTTAATTATTGCTGTAGTAGCTGTTGGCACAGTGTAAACTGTGGTAGCATTTGTTGTCGTCAGATCTACTTTGTAATTTGTATAAGTATTGGCCATTTATGATAAAAACCAGCTTATCCTTTCTTCATCATCACGTAATGTTTCAGGCGTGTAAGTATTGTTCAACAAAAATATCAACTGATCTAGTGTTTGTATCAGTGTGTTTTGTTGCACTTGATTATACTCTTTGGAAGCTTGAGGTAGTCTAGGTATCTGTATTTGTGCCATTAGGCGCCTCTCATTCCATCAGGTTTTATATCTAGTCGAAGTGTTCCATATCTCCAGTTGTCATCAACTGCATCACTGGCAACCCTAACGGCAACTTGTCGTCCTCTTATTCTTGTGTCTTTTTTAGTTGTTGATGTTGTAATATCAAACGATCCGTGTGAAGTCTGTGTTCCCGTAGGATAAGGTCTAGTTTTAATTGTTAAGTCGACAGTTCCTGACTGTCCTTTGAAATCAGGTATAACTCTACTGATTGACATAAACTGATCACCGTCAGCGATGTCAACATCTCCTGATTCGATGTGAGCACTCATTGCACTGCCATCATCATTTGATCCACTTTCATGTAGATAAATAAAAGTTCTACCTGCCTTGAGTCCTGTAATAGTAGAAATCGTTGCAGTCGTATCCGATGCCTCAAACTCAGCAGCGTAAGGATTATCATAAGTGCCTCTATCTGCCCAGGCGCTTCTTGCTAATGTGCCCACATACCAAAGATTTTCTGCATAATTAAATACAACCATTCTATCGATTTGAGTAGAATTTAGTGACGGATAGAACCACATAACTTCATTAAAGTCAGTGTTAGCTGCACAGAATATATCTTGTTTTGCATTTTGATTAAGATCATCAAATACATAGTCTTGCACAGTACAAGGTATCTTTTGCACGGCACCATCAAATAAGAAGAAGGAGTCTGTGCCCATCCAAAAAGATACACCACCCACATCGACAGCAGCGTGTAAACCAATACAACCACAAGCAGAACCAAGCTGATTAAAACCAAAAGTTAGTGGCGGACCAATAAACTGCATTTGATACAAGGCTGTATCTGTCCAGATAAGGACAGCACCTCTTGATCGCACTGCTGTTTGTATGACATTACCATCCACTAATCGCTTAGATCCTGCTGTGTTTGTTGCTGTTGGTGTCCAAACATTTTGATCATCCTGACCAGACCATCGTAAAAACATATTATCTTGTGTTGAGCTATCGGCAATCGTAGTCTCTGTGCCAAAACAAATGACATGTCGATCATCACCTGACACTAACATAAATCTACTTTTTGTAGGTGCATTAGATACATTGGTAGTTGAAGATCTATTTGATGATAGTCCACTTGATGTATCCCAATAGAATAATCCACCGTTAAACTGTAATGCTAAAACATCTTCACCCCAGTTATCAAGTGCCCACTTGGCTGACTCTAAGAGAACGCCCTGGCCACCTGTCAAACCTGATCGAGTAGAGTTCCATGTGGATGCTCCCCATGTGCCTGCACCCCAACCATAACCAAATAAAGACACAGCAGATCCTGTGTTGATTTGATATGTTCCGTTGGCCGTGGCTCCTGTTGCATCAGAAGTAGCCGCAGCTTTTGCTTCAATAGTAAATGTATTGGAGTCAGGAACTGTTAGTATTTCAAATTCACCTTGTAAATTTGCAGCACTAATACCGCCTACTGCACCACTCACACTTGCAATAGTTACAAAGTCACCGATTAAAGCACCATGACTAGAGTCAGTAACTGTAACTGTAGTGCTACCATTTGTTGTTGCAAATTGTGTAATGTTACCTGTGCCTGTAGCACGAATAGGAGTTATGTCAGCATAGTTATTTTCTGAATAAGCGTAGAGTTTTTTATTAGTGCCATAGATAGCATATTTAACACCATCAAGACCAGAGTAAGTTAAGATAGCTCTAGTTGCACCTACGAGTGCATCACTTGTAACTTTTTCCCAACCACCTATTTTTTCAGGTAGTCCATATCGAAATCTAACATTATCACAATCTACCCAACGACCTTCTGCACCATACTCTGTATTTTGTTTATCTATACCAGGTGCTATTTGTAATTTTGTTAATGGCATACAATAATCCCTTAGTTAGTTGCATAGAATGGTATCCAGAAGTCTGTTCCGTTAATATTAACCCTTATGTGTCCTGTTAATGATCCTACACTTGTATCAGTTGTAATACTTGATGATTGATCAGAATTACTAGTGCCGTCAAATCTAATGAACTCTTGATCGGCATCGCCTTGATCCAATGTTAATACAGCAATACCTGCTGATGAACTTGCTTGATCAATAGTAACAAACGCACTTGTCGGTGATGATGTGCCCATACCAATCTTGTCAGCCGAGCCGTCAATAAAGAATGCGTGTGTTAAAGTATTTGTTTCTGCTCTAAAGTCTACAGAAGCACCTGATTCGTTGAAAGTAAAGTTACCACCATCTAAGTCTACGGTGCTAGTAACTTTCATACCACCCACAACATGAAGCTCAGTAGAAGGAGAGTTTGTTTTGATACCTACACGGTCATTACCTGCATCGGTAAAGAATAAGTTTGCATCACCATTACCTTCGATTCTAAAATCTAAGTCTGCACTAGATTCATTAAACACGAAAGTACCACCATCTAATGATGTGTTACCTGATACGGTCAGTGTTCCGTTGGCCGTGATATTCCCTGCATCGTTCAAGACATCAAACATCGTAGAACCGTCTGAGTATAAGATATGCTTTGCACCTTGTACGAGTGTTGTGCCTGTTCCACCTGAGGGTTTAAAAGTTAAACTGTTACCACTGTGTGTGGTTGCATCATCAACAATATACCATGTTTCTACTGCTTCACAGCTCATGACAGTATCACCTGTCAGTGTGCCTGTTAGTTTGATAATCGCATTACTTTGTTCATCGGTTGTTGATCCATCGGTTGTAGCTAAAGTATCATTGGTGCTAGCGATCGCTACAGATACATAACCTTTGATTGCTGATTCTACTTTTTGTAAATTGTTATTAGTAATATTACCCCAGGTTCCAGAGTTTTCACCTGTGGCTTGTAACTCTAGATTAAGGGAACTTGAATATGATGATGCCATGTTTTACTCCTAATCCGTTGAACCTGGCTCCACATCTACCCAGGTAATTGTTTGTGAGTCGTCTACTTCATTCCAAATAAAGAACGAAGGATCACCCACACTAAAATTAATAACATTTTGAAACGCCTCACCAAAGGCTGTTTCTTCTCCTAATCCTATAGTAATTTGTCCAGCAGCGCTAGTGCTAACATTAGCAGAAGCAGCTACAGTTTCAGTTCCTATGGTAAAACTTGGTGCTCCAGCAGTAGAAGGAGATACAGAGGCACTTGCGGTTACACTTTCATTTCCTACATTAGCAGAGAACGATAAGCCACTAACAAAAGGCGATCCTACGTTTTGTACACCACCACCTCTAACTGAAGCTATGGCAAACTCAGATATACTGCCGTGACCGAATAACATTATTTCTTAACAGTGTAGGCTACAAGGTACAATATAACTTCCATCTGAGTATGTTTCTATCTTTGTTGTAGATAAAACTTTAGCGACAGTTGACGCTCTCATGATATCATCAGCTTGTACTTTACCTGTGCCATCTCCTTTTGATTGTATTAAGTCTCCTTTTGAAACTGTTTCGTCTTTATGTATTCTAATTACAAATGTACCTGTTTGTGCCACATACATATCATTGACTGTGTCATCATCATTATCCCATGCTACAAAGACACCATAAACATTTTTAGCATCTACTGTATCAGATACTTTTGATTTTGTGTGTTTAACATCACCCTCTTGAATAATGGTTGCTTGATAATCTGTACCTTCATATGTGTAAGTAATGACATCACCAACACTTTCACCATCACCTAGTGCATAACTTTGTTTTTTTGTTCTTGTAGTTTCTTTTCCCTCATCATCAGTTTCAGTAATATCAAATTGAACTTGATACCAATCACACATTTCATCAAGAGATTCTAAAATTGTGCCTTTTAAAATTGTTGGTTTAGAATTATCTGTTAATCTTGACCAGTGAGTCCCTGTAAAACCATTATAAGAAACTGTTGAGCCAGATACAGAAATATTTCCTTCTGTTGAACCTGCTTGTGCAAAATTTAAAATTTGTCCATCATTAGTGTTTCTATTAAAAGTTCCACAATCACCCCCACCTCTACTTATTAATATTTGGGAAGCCGCAGTTAAATTTATACCATTATTAGCTATTGCATCTCCACTAGTATCGCCAATCATTACCATACCAGAATTGTTAATTTGCATACGCTCATTATTACCTGCTGTGTAAAATCTTAATATTTGACCAGAGCTTGTAACACCAAGTCTTGCTCTGTCAGTATTTGAGCCTTCATAATCAAAACGCAACATGGCATCACCATTGCCACCATTACCAATAATCATAGTGGCATCAGCATTAGATGTACCACTGCTTTGTCCTACTCTTAAAGTCTTGGCAGTAGTTGTGTTATCGGATACGTCTAAAGTATGAGAGGGTGATGTATTTTTTATACCTACATTACCAGAACTATTTATAACAACTCTATCAGTTCCACCTGTTTTAAAATCTATTTGGTCATCCGTATCAGCAGTTATGGATGTATCACCATCTTCGTCTAAAATTAATTCAACACCATTCATATCAATACTACCACCTACAGGTGCAGTAATTGTTCCCACTGCTTTTGCCTGATGAATCACATAAATATTATTTGTACCACTAGGAGGTGCAGCACTAAATGTAAGTGTGGTTCCGTTTAAGCTATACGCAGAGTTTGGGTCCTGTCTAACATTTTCTACAAAGACCTCTATGTCAAAAACTGAATTAGGTGCAATATCTAATGTAAATGCTGTTGTACTAGCATTACCACTAAATCTTTTACCTTGTAAAGACTGAAAC